GTTAAGTATAACACAAAAAAGCCACTCCAGAGGTTTTATCCTCCAGAGTGGTTTTTAAGGCAAATAAGATATTTTAAAATTATGATGATTCAGTAAACTATATTCATCGTTAATAAGTACTTTGCGATACAATTTATTTGCAATAATATCTGCGGCTCTTATTAGAATTATTTTCTCAGAATTACAATATTGAACATCTATACAAGATAGATTTGGAAAAATAGGTTCAAAGAATTTGGAATAATTGAAGTTAAATGTACCATATTTAAATTCTTTCTCCAGGGATTGCTGTAACTCATATCTCCCATTCGTAGCAGTTGTATGTTCATCAGCAAATATATGAATTGCAGTTATATCGTCAGGATTTATTTTATTTTTAGTTATTAAATCTTGAAATTTCCTTTTTAAACAAATTTTATACGCATAATCTAAGTATCGCTGTTTAGATTTCTTTTCATCAAAAATTTTGTTCATAATTCTACGTTCGTGAATAACTACACCAAATTTTTCATACCGATTTAAAGAACGATAAATTTTATTTTTGTTTTTTCGACTAATAGTTGTAGCTTTTATTTCTTCACCATATGATTTATTTTCAATTTTTCTAATAACGCGTTCCACTGATCTATATTTTCTTCCTGCTATATCCTTTTCATGTTTTGAGAAGAACATTATCCCTCCAAAAACGAAAATTGGGTTATGTTCTTTGTCAAAAACACCTGATTCATCTGAATAAATATATAATTCCATACAAACTCCAAAAAAAAAGCCGCCCAAAGGCGGCCCCATAGTCGACGATATTACATATCGCTTAAACGTTAATTCGATCCTATGAGTATACAGTACATCTTTACTGCATTATTATAATACACAAAATAAATATTAAATGTCAATAAAACCGCAAACAAATTTTTAGTATATTATACAATAAAATAATTAATAAAATCTATCGAATCTGTTTTTTATTTAAAAGTTCCCCAAGCTTCATTACCTGCACGGCATACTAGATAACCATCCCCATTTGCTCTTGGCTGTCTAATCCAGACGTACCCGCCGTGTCGACTATATGCGTCATATTTAACACAATCGCCCTTGGTTACAGTTCCGATGATATCACTGGTAGTTCTCGCACCATAGCGAATGTTAATAGTACCATTTGGGTAGAACTTGCCGTTTTCCATGTACCAAGTATCTCCTAATTCATCAACAAATGATTGTGCTTGTGGATTAGCGACGCTTGGTTTAACTGCTTGAGCTACTGTTTTTCCATCATCTTTTAAATCGACTAGAGAGATGTTTCCGTCAACATTTAGACCTTTCCAGTTATCCGTGAATTGCCAGATGCCCACTCCATCTATAGATGGAAAATATCCAAAGTCTGGTTCAGTTACTGCTACTCCGTTTCCTAATGGATATGCTGCTACCCAAAGTGAATTTGGATATTTGGCAATAATTCGAGCAGTATCTACATTATTTTTGAGTAATGATGCGCCAGAATACAAAAGTGGATTATAGCCAGCTCCTGCAACAGTGTCCATAAAGGCTAACAAAGCATTTGCACTAGCTTCTGTTCCACCTCTCGTATTGTTGTTATCATCTTGTTCCCAGTCGCAAGCTAAGTAAGTCCCTGGCTGAACACCTGCTTGTTTTGCAGAATTTACTGCATAGTTACCCTCTTGAACAGCTCTATTGCTATCAGCACCAAAATGAGCATAGTGATAAGCCATTGTCATCATACCGTTAGCCTTAGCAGTAGATGCTTGATTGGTTGCCTTAGGATTACGATAGTCTAAGCCTTCTGATACTTTGACAATTGCAAACTTAGCACCAGAATAATTAGCTACATTAGTATCTTGATAGCTAGATACGTCTACACCGTAACTTCTTTTTGCTACTTCCATATAAGTTACCTCCTACTTGTTAACTTCCTTTAATTCGCCAACAATGGTCGTCTTAGGTTTATCAACAGTATCTGCAATTGATTGAGCTTGTTTCATAGCTGTAACTGACTTTTCAACCATTCCTTTGACGAAACTCATTGTTGGATGTGGCAAGTGTGCCATATCTAAGAGCAAGAACAAGCCTTGAACGACAAAGGTTAACTTATCTTCGCCGTCTCCTCCCCTCTTTTCTGCTTGGTAGACAAGGGGACTTACAGATTGGGCAACAATCTTTTCAGCCTTAGCAAGTAAATCACCTTGCGCTGCTTTCTTGTCAATTGCAATTTTATGTTTAGCATATACGGAAGCAACAACGACTGCTGCAACTGATGTAGCTACGATAGCTAAATCTAGTAATTGATTAACGTTCATTATTTAGCCTCCTTTAAATCTTTAATACGTAACTTTAAAGCCTTGGCATACTTACCCATTGCTTGCTTTTGCTCTTTCAAGAGTTCAAGTTGAGTAGCTGACAAAGTCTTTTTATTTTGTTTGGCTAAAAACTTTGATAATTTGCTACACTTGACATTTAACTCTTTTAGCTCTTTTTCTAAATTTTCAATCATTTTCCATTTCTCTCTTTCAATAAATTATTTATTTTTTCATCCTTTTCAGCATTCAACTTAGTAAGACGCTTATTTTCTTTCACTATCCTGTCATTATCATCTGCTAAGCTATCATGCTTAGTCTTCTTAGAATTTAAGTTCCAAGTTAGTACTCCAAGAATTATAGGTGTCAACACTTGTGCTAGATTAATTAGATCTTGAATTAAGTCATGCAAGTGTCTTCACCTCTTATCGCGTATCTCTAGTTCTTGCCGTATATAATATTTCTGCCAATAAAAAACAGGACAAGATAAAGCCTAAAAACATAGGTGCTTGTCCTGCAAAAATAGCATGAATTAATTGAATACACGCAACAAGTCCCGTAAAACTTGCTGAAATGCTTAACAAAACTCCTGCTACTGTATTGCTCTTTTCATTTGTAACTGCGTAGTATATTAACCCAAATCCAGTAACCACAGCTACAGCGTCTAAACCGTCATCATTCATAAGCCCGGCAAACTGCGGCGGCCAAAAGAAGTATGTATGATCCGTCCAAAGTAGTATTCCCATAGCTGATAAGGCTAGCCCAATTAAAAATAGTTGGAAGTTATCACTTATATTACTTCCTATTCTATGAGTGCGTTTCATTATCCCTCACTCGCCTTTTCATCAGCGGTTGCCATAACTTTATCTTGCGCAGACCAGACCTTACTTTGAAAGTCTTGCAAATCTTTTCTAACTGTAGCTTTATTTGCACCATATAAATCACGATCAGTGATAATCATATTAATATTGTCGCTACCACCGGAAGTATTCGTTTCATAAATATTCGCATTAAAAGTAGCGACCTGCTTATCTTCCACCATTGATCTTCCTGAAATTGCAATTGACTTACTTGTTTTTAACATCTTTATTGTTCTCCTTTTCTGACTTTAATTGATTTACTTCTTGAGTGAGTTCATCAATTTTCACTTGTAAAATTGCATTGTTATACTCACTAGTTGCTAACTTGTTAATTAATTTTTGTGAAATTGCATTATTCATTTATTTGTTTCTCCAATCTGTTTACTTTGTCTTTTAATTTTTTAATCACGGGTAATAATGCAGGGGCTATTCTTTCATATTGAATACCTTCAATTTCATGTGTTTTTGGATTTCGACTAACTAAGAGGTCTAATCCTGCATCAGCTAAATCTTCTGCAATCATACCTAAGTATTTTTCAGGTTTAATATGTCGCTTGCCAGCTTCGTACCTTTCCTTTTGGCCTTTGTCCGTCCAGATAGCTGTAGGCAAGTTTAATAACTTATCACCATACTCTGTTGAATAGCTGCGTTTGATGTTAGTTTTATATTTTGATGCTGATGTTGAACGAACTAGAGCACCATCGTCTGCTATATGAAGATTAGGCGCTGCACCAGTAGTTCTCCAATATGTAGTTGGCATATGAACATAATTAGCGTCTATTTCAATTCTGTCTCCAACGTCGCCATTAAAGTTTCCTATCCAAATATGAGGACGATTCGTAGTAATTCCGCTGTTATCACTAGGGATACTTTTGAATTTATTTCCCCCTACTAAATGAGTTGTTCCGGCCGCATTTACTGTTGCACTTCCATTTTTATCAACTGTCATAACAGCACCACTAGTTGTAGAATCTAGCATAGTGCCAGAATTAATTATTCCGTCGTAATTAGTAGTTTTTAAGCTTACCCCATTTGGAGATAACAAATCCATACCATATAATCCAGAAGAAAAAAGATCATATGATCTTTTTATAATTCCATATTTAGGGTTAGCATCAGAGTAAGATCCCGCTAATCCTAACGAATTTCGGTCATCTAAAATAAGCTGTCCGTTTTGGAAAAATACGCCCATTCCCCAATAATTTGTAACACTCATAGTCCCGTTATCCAAATCAATATTTAGATTTCCATTCGTAGAGGCAATGCGCCCTTTTTGAAATAGTATTTCTCCATCGTTCAGGTTGATTTTCAAATTAGCACCATTAATAGTACCGGTGGTGATATTGTTCGCATTCAGATTAATTACGTTAATCCTACCTGCGTCAAGCGTACCAGCGTTAATCTTATCTGCTGAAATATTAGTGATCGCTGCGTTAGGGATGAATGCTTTACCACTAAATACAGTAGAACTTGCATCCATGTAGATTTTGTCATTCTGGATTAGTGTGGTGCCGGCGGACATGTTGATTTGTGCAAGAGTATCATTTTTTCTCACATTGACATTAGTGAACCACCAATGACCGTAATCAGAGTCAGCATCAATTTGAACCCATATTCTGGCTTTAACTGCATTTGAAGGAATAGTAATAGCTCCTGTTTTTTCTCTTCCACTTTCACTTGGAGAAAATGTTAAAGCACTTTGCCAATTCCAGCTACCGTCTTTTTGTAAATAAGTAAATCCTACACTAAAGTTATGCGATGATTGATCTTGCCATGCATAAATTGAAAAATAATATTTATCCCCAGCTGATACCGAAAACATATTTCCGTAGAATCCATCTCGTATACTAATTCCTCCATAGTATTTAGATGGACTTATGCTATTGCCAGTAGAACTAGATATATTTTCCCAACCTGCCGTACTACCATCATCAAAATTTGGATTTAAGCAAATATTGGAAAGATCTCCTACAGCGTTTACCTTTAAGTTGATGTTATTTGCATTCTGAGTAATCTGACTCTGCACTCCGCTTACTTTGTGATCAACATCAGTCTTAGAATAATAAGAACTAAATTGCTGGCTATTAGCTGTTATTCGAGCAGATAACTGTGAAGTTATTCCATTTATACGCTCCTGTTCGTCTTCAGGAGCTGGTGTCCAAGCTGTCGACTTGTTTCCTTGCTCAACTTTTACTTCTGTAAAATACAAACCACTTTGTTTACCATCAGATGATCCGTTGTTGTCAAATCTGATATATGCCTCATCGTTTTCTCCAGAATTAAAAATTAAATCTTTAATGTAATCTACTTTACTTGGAGATAACCTTTTAGCATCCACTAGGTGCTTTACAGTTGTATATTTAGTATTTTCACCGTATTTTCTGGCGAGAATAAAAACATCATAACTTGATACATTCGTTGAAGCAAAGCCTTTAAAACTGACCACATAGTCGGTATTTCTCTCTAACGGAAAATAAGCAGATTCAGCAAAATTCTCACTAGAATTATTAAGAACAAATAAAGTTTGTTTACTAGAATAATAGAGATCATGCCTTGTTGTAGCTGGCCCACTCCAATAATTAGTATTTTTTGGAAAACCGGAGTTTCGTACTAAATTCCTATTACCTATAACTAAATTATCTAATTTACCGCTTAAACTATTGATATTTATCTGCAAGCCATTAGCCGTAGCTTGAACATCTGTAGTTTTAGCATATCCATTTAAATCACTCGCCACTAACTTAGCATTCAATGCACTATTAGTTGCGTTAACAAAATTAGCGTATGTAGAAGTATCAACCTTGCCAGACAAGCTAGTAGAAAGCTTTTTGGCATCTACCTTAATCTGTGCGATATCTCCCTGAGCATTGCCTAGTGTGGTCTGCAAGCCTTGCACAGTAGCTTTGGTTTGATTTACATCTCCATTAAGATTAGCTAAATCAACAGTAACACCGTGAACATCAGTAGTGATCTTAGATATATCCTTACCCTGTTGCGTTGCTTGATTTTGCAATCCAATAACGATATTTTTCTGTTCATTTACTTTAGTGACAACATCAGACACCTGATTAGTAATATCAGTGACTTTAGGAATTACAACAGTATTTACACTAGTACTCAATCCATCAATCTTTGAATTCTGATTGTCAATACTTGCATTAAGTTCAGCAATATCGCTATCAGCTTTAGCAAGATTATCTGCTATTTCTTTCTTAGCATCTTTCAAGCCATCTTGTGCTTCTTGAACTTGTTTCTTAATCTCGTCAGGAGTTAAATCCCTCCTAATCCATTTTCTAGTCCCATCTTCTTGTTCAGTAAACACCCACAATTCTGTTGAATTACCATTTTGCTTGAACCAAACATCGTTAGGTTTAGCATTCGTAGGTGGTTCAGTTACACTAGGCGGAAAAATCACTGTTCCATCTGGTGCTTTACGATCTTGAAGTTCTCTAATAGTTTGAGAGAAAGTTCCCTCCCAAGCTATTACAGAGTCTGTGGAAGAAGTTTGATCTGCCTTAGAAGTTGCTGAAAGTCCTCCATTAAAATCAAGTGTGTAGCTATTGTTGGGAACAATAAACTTATTGCCTTGCTTGTCTTGTAGTTTTAACCAATCTCCCGCTTCAATTGCAGGATTTCCAAACCAATTCAAACTAAATGGATAGAAATTAACATCTTTAATCTGCTCCCAAATATTAGTCAGCCTATCAGGCGTCATAATATTGTTTTCAAGCTTAATTTGAGATCCATTCGTATCTCCAACTTGATAATTCTTAGTTTCATCAGTATCTTCACCATCCCTAGTTTTAGTGGTAATTGTCGTTTGACACTGAATACCGCTAATTCTATATGGAGCTTCATTTTTAGTTAAACCAGCTTGTTCATACTGACTGGGATCTAACTCATAATTAGGCTCTGCGATAGTTCTAATTGTAAATAAACCTTTACGATCGAACGTAGCATACCCGGCATATAGTTGTGCAATCCAACCTAAAGCCTTTCTATATGTTTGACCAGTGATAGGTCTAGGTAAGTCAGCTTGATGTGGAAGTCTAGCCAGATTATCCACATTAGCCTTGACTCCTGATTGTTCACAGATTTCAGCAATTACATCTAAAACTTTTGCTGGATAAGCCAGCTTAGATTTATAGGATCCTTCTAACCCGCAAAATCTATCACTTGCACTAATGGAAGTAAGATTGTTATTGCGATCCATCTTGATTTCACTAGAGATAATAAAAACGCCCAACGGCTCATATACATAGCCACTAGACGTCTTAATCCCGATACTTGGTAAAACTTCCATACCAAGTTTTAGATTCTCTATTAAATGTGAAAACTCAATTTGAACACTATTTGAATAAGTTGAGCCGATAGCAAACGTGTCACCAGTATAAGCTCCTGAATCATATTTCAAGCTGTTAATATCAGTAGCGGTATAAGTTTTCCCATTAACTGCCACTTTAATATCTAGTGTTCGTTGTGATGCTCGCCAAGCATCCCTAACTTCTTTTGTCTGTGTTAGCAATATTTCTCACCTCCTACTGTTCTATCAAATCAAAGGATAAGCCTTTCCAGACAGGTACTGAATCTATAAAAGAGTAAACAGGTGTTGTTCGATCTCCTACATAAAATGTTCCTGACCGCATATTTCCATCTTGTGGATCTAAGTAATCTACTCTAAAAAATTCACTTTTAACTGCTCCTAAAATCTTTGCACATTCTGGAACTGTTAGTGCACCAAATGCTAACGTGATTTTTCTTTTAGTAGCTACTCGATCTCGATGTAGTAACCCTTGTGCATCACGCGTTGCTTTTGCGTCAATATCTTGAATTGTTACCTGCATAGTTTGCGGGGCAGGATTAACCACTGTCCCAGAAATTTTTAAAGAATACAATCACTCATTTCCTCCTTCTAGAGATTTAACATATTTCTACCATTCTTTTGGTTAATGGTATTAATACCCTTAATGGCATGTTCTCCAAATGATTCATCACCAATTTTGACAGATAAGTGTAAATCAATAGGTTTTCCGTTATTACTATTAAAGTTTTGCATTTGAATTGCTTGAACTATAGCATTTACTAATTCTGCACTCATCTCCTTGAATCCTCCACGCTGAACTGACGTAGAGTCATTAGATTGAGTATCAGAATAAATTGAACTATCAATAGCAGTTCGTCTGTTTAAGGAAGATGGCATTTGCAAGCCACCACCAAAATTCTGATTCATAAATTCGATAGCTTCATTAATTCTTTGCATACCTAACTCACGATTAGTTAAAGGAACAACCATCTCTGGCTTATTGCCTTCACTGATTTCATAGAAGCCATGCTTAGCAATTAAGCCACCATCTTCATAGCCATGACCATGACCGATAACAGCAAGCATGTCTGAACCGTAGCGATGCTTAGCATAGTTAATTGCTGCAAGCATGTTGTCGTAACCATTAAAGATATTGCCATGACCAGGAAACTTATAAGCATTGAAAGTTGCTGAAATAGTTTGAAGCAACCCTTTAGCTAAGTCACCTGTAAGAGTATTGATATCAGTATATCCACCTTGAACGGCATGTTCATTACCACCAGATTCGGTTTGAATTTGACGAACCCAAGCATTAACATATGCTGGAGTTGCTGGCAATCTATTTTTACGCAGAGCTTTCTTAACAGCACTACGCCAACCTTCTGCTCCTGGTCCAGTTTGATGAGTTGAACCACCAAATTGATTGATGACCTTTTTAGCCCAGTTCATCATGCCTTTCTTTTCTTGGTTAACAGCACCTTTAGCGAATTTAAGTGAGGCATCTCCTAAGCTCCAATCATAGGTAACAAATTTATCAACAATATAGTTAACTAGTCTTTCTGGATGAGCGATATCATCAGTAACTTTTTCAAGTTCTTCCATCACACCATCTACAAAACTACCAACTCCATCAAAAATATTGCCAAAATCCAAATTACCTAAAGCTGAACTAATTCCACTAAAAATACCACTAAAATCGAAATTAAAGTTACCAATACCGCCGGCATATTTAGGAACCATACCGGCTAATTCATTAGCCGTACTTGTAGCAGTCTTAACTTTGGTACCGGCTGGCAAGTACGTTAAGAAGTTACGCTTAGCAGGGAATAATCCTTGTTCCCCATTTGGCAATTCATAACTTTCTCTGTAGATGTCTCCTTCTTGGTCATTAACCAGTGCTAAACCACCTGGGTGATTATCTGTACCGGTTGCATAGGAATTCCAGTTGAAGAAACCCCAACCAATGGATCCACCACCAAGCTTACCGAGTACCCAGTTGATACCATCTCTAATTTTATTAGTAGCATTTTGAACTGGTTTAACAATTGCATTTACAACTTTCCGAACAGCACTACTGATATTGTAGATACCATCCCTAATACCATTTCCAATTGTGCTACCAAGAGTACCAGCCCAGGATCCTAAGGTTCTTGAAGTGTTATGTCTGAAACTAGATACCCAACTTCCTAATCGTTCACCGGCATTCCGAGCTGAGTTGTAAGCATTGCTAATTCCAGTATCGACATGACCACCTAAACCACCAGCCCAACTAGAAATACTGCTATTCGCATTTCCAAAGAAGCTGCGCGTCCAACTAGACAGTTTACTACCCGCATTAGTAGCTCCTGAGCGTGATGATTCAGAACCATTATTAATGTGGTCGCCTAGTCTTTCAGCCCAAAATCTTACTAGTCCACTTGCTGACTCTCTAAAACCTGTAGTCCAGTTCTTAATTTTAGTTCCAGCATTCTTAGCCATGGCTTGGCCATTTTCAACACTGTTATTTACGTCAGAGCCAATTTTTGAAGACCAATCATGAACTTTCTTTTTAGCATCACTAATAAAGTCAGTTGACCATTCTTTGACCTTAGTACCAGCTTGTTTAGCTGATTTCTTACCTTTCTCTATATCTTTATTGATGTTAGAACCAACATTTTGCGCCCAACTCTTAATATCTTTCTTAGCATTAGAAATAAAATTAGTTGACCACTTATGAATATTAGAGCTAGCAGTTTGAACTTCCTTCTTGCCCTTAGTGATGTTAGTATTGATGTCTTTACCAACAGACTTAGCCCAAGAAGTAAAGTTGTCTAAGATCTCGTGTGATTTAAAGCCAATTGCTTCAACCCAATCTTTAGGTTTCTTGCCTTTACCATATTTTGCCCAGCCATCGCCAAACTTAGAAGCTCCAACACCGCCCCATTTACCGATAAATGAGCCAACTTGCTGACCAATTGCTGCACCTAATGGTCCACCAAAGAATAAGCCAATACCACCACCGATAGCTCCACCAATTCCAGAACCAAAATCGGCAAACTTTTCTTCTTTGTTCTTAGCTTTGATCCCTTTGTAGATGTCAATTCCAGAAGTTACGGCAATCATTGCGCCTGATAATCCAGTACCCAATTTCTGACCTAACTTCATTGGTTCGCCAGATTGAATAGAGGAGCGAGCTGATTTAAGGAAGTCAGTCTTAGCTAAGTTACTGTCTTGCCAGCCTTGATTTACTTTACCCCAAAGATCTTTTATGTGGGCATAGCCACCTTTAATATTTTCGAAGCTTAATTTTGTAAGTTCCTTGATATTAAGAATTGGATGTTTTGCAAATTCAATTACAACACCAAGCATATCGTCAGCATACTTAACACCAGCTTTTAGCTTATCGAACTTAAGCATTGCCAGAATCTTAAGTGTGTCAGTAAAACTTTGAATGCCTGCAATAGTAGCTCTAGCAACTTTAATGCCTAAGAGTGTAAGCAATGTTGCAGTCATAATCTTAACTGCTGTTTGGTGATGGTCTATCCAATCAGATAATCCTTCAAGTGCTTTAGTTAAAAGTTTTAAAGCTTCCACAATTGCAAATCCAGCTATTTTAGCTAATGGCTTGATAAAACTATCATAGAACCATTCAAAAACTGGTTTAGCCGCTTTGACTACACTATGAACAACATTAAGTGCAGCAGCTAATGCATTAAAGAATTCAGGAATTACTTGAGTAATTGTGAATCCCGCAAGTGGAAGTAAGACGTTTTTATAAGCCCAAGATAAGCCATCCCAAACATCTTTTGTTACAGGTCGAATGGATTTTAGCAAGTTATCAATTGACTTCAATAGTGGAGTGAAATCAAGTTTTTTAGCCCAGTTTGAAGTATACGTTGCCATATCTCCAAGAGCACCAAGCATATCGTCAACCATGCCTAGAAGAGTCTTAAAAATTGATGTGCCAACATTTCCATGTTGCCATGCTTTATCGAATTGACCAGCTAAGTTACCAATTGTATTGCCTACACCAGTAACAATTTGAATTAAATGACTCCAGATTGAAACACCTAGATTTGAATGCTTCCACGCTTCATCAATTGAAGTAACAATATTCTTATAGATATCTAGGATACTGTTCAATGCATTTAGCCATGCTTGCCATAACTTTGTACCAGCATTACCGTGTTGCCAAGCCTCATCGAATGATTTTGCAATATCTCCAATAAATTCAACTAGCTTAGTAGCTAAATCTAAAAGATTAGCAAAAATTCTTTTACCAAGATCGCCAGTATTCCATGCTTCTCGGAATGAATCAGCTATGTGATGAATCGCGACTAGAACATTATTAAGCGAATTAAAGATAGCTTGAATAAATCTAGTCCCTCGACCACCTTCTTCCCAGGCTTCAGCAAATGCCCTTGAAATATCGCCAATAATATTCAGCATATCAGCTAGCAACTGAAGTAAGTTTTCAATCACTTTTTGTCCGGTGCCATTATCCCAGACATGTAAGAATGAGTTACCTACATCACCTAACAAGCGTTTGATTTCTTGCCATGAGTATTTAGCAGCATCCACAACAGCTTGACCTTTTTCATCCCAAGCTTTCTTCATCGGATCAAAGATTTCACCTAGGACTTTTTTGACCTTGTTAGCTGCATCAATAGCATTCTGTGAGGCTTGTAATGGAACATTCCAGTCAAGTCCTTGGTTACCATCTCCTGCACTGCCATCATCTAATCCAGCATCATCAAAAATAGGACTATCTTGTTTCTGTTGCGGAGTAAACTTCTCTAATGGTTGTGCCTCAAATGAACCATTATCTTGATTATTTTTACTATCAAGAACATTAAGCTCATCGAATCCCATTAAAGAAGCTTGCAAGTCTTCATTGGCTTTCTTAGTATCTTCAAACGCTTTTTTAGCTTGTTCATTAGATGCCTTGATTCGCTCATTTTCAGCTGCAACTGCTGCCGCACCTTGACGATTGGCTTGGGCAATTTGCTGATTAGCACGTTGAACTGCCTTAGCTTGTTCTTGCTGTTGTTTCTTAACAGCTTCATTAGCCTTACTTGCCGCCTTAGAAGTATCATTCATTGCTTGCACTTGATCGTACAAACCATGTGCGCCACTTCTGGCACTAGATAAACTCATTCCTGTTAAAGCAGAGCTAAATTGCGCAATCCATGCTGTTGCCTTTCTTAGTGAGTTCATCAAAGCATTCACAGCTGGTAAAACATAGCTATAGATGGGATAAAAAGCAGTTAGCAGATTTACCTTAATTGCATTAAAACTACTTGCAAATTGCTTATTAGTCATTAGTGCTGCACCCATGCCTTGGGCTAGCATCATGATTCCTTGGTAGAGCAATGTAAAGACAATTAATTGACTAGCTAGCATACGCATTGCCATCCGAACGCCCTTAAGACGTTCGCTTAACATTGACGCACCACTACCAGCTCGACGCATAGAAGAACTTCCACTATTGCCAAAGCGTTTTAAAGATGAGTTAACATTAGAGATAGTATTCCGTAATCTATTAAATTTTGAACTAAGCCCTGAAACATTTTTATTTTCTTCAGATAGCTCAGTGTTAATTCGAGAAGAACTAGCCTTTAATTCGTCCCCGCGAGAACTTACGTAACTATAAGCTTTAGCAAGTTCATCACTTCTAGCTACCAAGCGCTTATATTCAGCTTCTGCTTGCTTAAGTTCCTTATCATTACCCGCGGATCTTCCAAGAGTGGCATCATTATCTCTCATTTCAGCAATCGAGCGTCTAATTCGTTCAATCTTGCCTTCTGTTTGATCCATCTCGGTTTCAATCCGCTTAAGAGATGATGGGATTGAATTAAGTTCCTGCGACATTTCTTGTGCAAGAGCTTTGGCTTGGTTCTGATATCTTGCCATCTTAATTTGAGCGTCAGCAATCTGATCGTCTAGTCTCATTGACTTAACTTTACTTCCTTGCTTACTCATATCAAGATTATCTCGATTAGCAGTTAAAGTAGCTATTCTCCGTTGCATGGACCGAGCTTGTTCCATCTTTTCATTGATGTGAGTGACTAGCCCATCGACTTCTTTTTTAGCACGTGAGGCTTCAGCTTGGATTTCATCATCAATACCTAAATCAACGGGTCGTTTAGGCATATAGCTTTGAATCCGTTTTTCTTGGTAATCGTCAAAACTTGAATTTTGAATTTGTGGACGTGTTGTTGCTCTTTCTCGTCTTTGTGACTGCTCTTTAGGCTTAGCAATATCAGATACGGCTTCACGTGCTGCACTAGTTTGTTGTGCAATTCGTTGTTGCATATTAGATGCTTCTTGCAAACGTGCAGTTAAACTATCTAAACTTTTTTCTGATTGATTAACAGCTTCTTTAGAACTTTCAGCCTGTTCTTTATTCCCTTGAATGACTTTATCTGTAACATCATTTTGAGTATTAAGAGTCTGTTCAAGCAGTTTTTGTTTGGCTTGTTCTGCCTCAGTACGCTGACGAACTTCTTCCTTAGCAGATTCATTAGCTTTTGAAACATTATCATTCATTGACTGATTAATTTTCCCTAAGCCATCTTGAATCTTATATTGCATATCATTAGTTTTCTGGCTAATGATATTAGTAAATTCATCAAGTTTTCGCATAACATCCCCATAATTGGCAGTAAACCTTAATTCAAGTTCTTCTAAATCCATTAACTTCCACCTCCTTTATCTTTATTAAATTGCTTAATCCGTTGAGCTTGTTGCATTAATAGAGCCTGATCTTGTTTCCAATCAGGTTCATCTGATTTAGAAGTCTCTTCCACATTGTCTTTGACAAATGGATAAGCTTCTTCAACTTTTGGCATTTTAGCAGGATCATTAAAGGCAAATGCCACCATTTCACTTAAACGATGATCCATGTATGCCTTAGCACGCAAATCTTCTAATCTACGTTTTTCATTGGCATTTATTTGCGTCATGATCTCGCCAAAATCCATATCCCAAAAGTGATCTGCGTCTATTCCTGATTCAACCGCAATTGGGTATAGATGTTTGAATAGATCTGAGACTGTATCAAAATGGTCCTCGTTTACATCAGTTCGTCTTCGGTTGTTTCCACTGAATCTAGAGTTACTTCTTCCGATTCCGTATTGGTCTTGGTACCCTTCTTCTTTTTCTTGCCGAAAAAACCGGATTCATCAAATAGTTCCATCAACTCATTAAACAAATCCATGGTAGTGTGACCATCACCTAAGTATTGTTCAAACGCTTCAATAACGCGTTTATCTGTAACACCGTGATTTTGATTTGCACCTTGTAGAACAATCAGAATTTCGTTAACTGGCGGCAATTTATTGCCACCTTGCGAATCCATGAAGAGGGAGAGCATTGATTTACCTAAGCGTCGTTCAATCTTAAAAATCTCACGTCCACCAAGCTTTAAATCAAGTTCAAGATCACCCAATTGTACCGTCTTAGTTGCTTTCTTAATTGTTGTTGCCATAATTCAATTTCTCCTTTTTTAATATTTCTATAAAAAATAGACGTGGGAATCGAACCCACGCCTATTCATTAATGGTGTTCACCAGTTGATGGAGTTGATCCAGCAGCAGTAAAGTGAGGACCATCAGATACAGTAATAGTAATTGTGTAACCTAATGCCCCGTTAACAGCTACGGCACCAAACTTAATGTTGTATGAGCCACGCATTGTTGCAGTCATACCATCTGGATAAGTAACTTTCCAGTTGTATTGCTTACGGTTACCTGCTTCTTTTAGTGCCTTGGCAAAACTAGCGCCCTTATACACAGCTTGGAATTGTACGTTAGACGCATTTTGGATACCTTCCACTTGCTTACGTCTATCATCTGCTAAGGTAGTAACATCAATCTTTTCAGTATCTCCACCTAATTCAGGAATAGTTTTAATATCTGCAATTTCTTCCCAGGTAGATCCATCTTCTGATCTTTCTAATTTAGTTCCAGTTCCTACGAGTCCTTCGGAACTATCAACGGAAAATCGTTGAATATCTAATTCCAATAAATTGCTATATAATTTTACGTTTTTCATTTTTTATCCTTTCTGATATACACGTTTACTTGTGTTATCTACAATTCCTGTAAACACAAGTACTACTCGTGCTACTCCATTCAAATCTTGATCGCCAACGCTATTAGAAAAGCCCATTGCTGAAAACTCAGCAATAAGCTTATTTTTTATTTGCGTTAGTGATCCTTTGTCATTATATAAATCAATCGTTATCTTCCATTCTGTATCAGTTTCTTCCTGATAAGCATTACGAACGTAAGACGACTGAGTAGTTGAATAAATCGCAGTCGGAAATGCTGTGAATGCTTCTGGATAAGAAGGTGAAACTAGTTTTAGTTCTGGAATGGATTTAAGCGTCTTAAAGACAAGTGATTTAACATTGTAAATTTCCATTTAATCACCTAACTTATCACGCAATTCTTGATCTACAGATTTTTTTATAATTTCTGGTGCTTCTTTTTCAATTCGATTAGCAGCAGGCGTCATGAACTGTCTAGCGGGTTGCCCAGCAGTTCTATAGAAATATTTACCGTTGATTTTAATCTTAGGTATGCCATAAATTTTAGTTAAATCTAAATCAACCGAATCAACTGGAAAGAACCACGGTGTTTGTCGATATGTAATTGCAACCCCTTGTGGAAGTTGTTTATCCGACATCTCTCCAACTAAACCAGTACCGAACTCACGAAAAATAGCAATCATCGATGAGTTCCACCAGCGTCCAATAACTTCATCGTTATCAATTTTAACTTCATGCTTAAAGCTCCGTGCAAGTTCGCCAGTAGAATACTTTATGCTGGATTGCAATTCGTCCACTGCATAGGCTTCTGCTTGTTCAATAGCAGTTTCTTGTCCGTTAGCTGTAGCATTCGCAACTACGCTAGGGAGCTTTTTGAGTTTTGTCTTTAGCTCATCAAGTCCTTTAAGTTCTACATTAATCATTTTGCTCATCCCTTTTTATTCGCTCTAAAGTGACGTTTTTATGAGTAGAGAACTCTTGAATAGCCGTAATCTTATAATCTGGATCACTAGTGTCGGGAACATTTAAGCAAATTCCATAACCTTCTCCATGTCCTTCTGAAAGCTCTTTTCCTTGATATTTGCACGTTTTAATGTACTTAATATCTTTCCCGTAAAGTTGAGCATTAACAGAACCGCCGGCAGATTGAATATTCAGTTTTATTTGCTGAGGATCACCCCAACCTTTAATTGTATAACCCTCATCATCTTGAATATCAGCAGGCTTTCTAATATAGACAGTCGTTAAGTCACTTTCTTTTAATCTCATAGCCTAGTCACCTTTGCTATTCGATAACGATTTAACCCTAATCGAATATCTTTAGGAATTCCAACTTCAAGGTAATTAGTAATTCCGCCTTCTGTTCGTTGGGTTTCGCCCTCTATTCCCATCCGATTGTAATTAATCGTTGCTAGCTTTTTAACATAGATATCCATGTTACCAATTAACTTCTTTTGACCAGTATAATCTAGGACTTGCGCAATTGCTTCTTTAATTAAATCAGTTGTCAATTCACTATCAGAAATTTGTAATCTAGTGCCTAGGGATGAAACCATTTCTGCCATTTGATCCACATTAAATACCTCCACAATTAGAGTACTTTAGCTTGGAAAACATCATCTGCACTGGCAAAGCTTGGGAGCATAGTTGCAGCCGCAAGAATCCACGTACCAATTGGATCTTCACTTGTTTCATATACTTTAGCCATCACATTGCCTACATTAGAAACTTGTGCGTTGCTTGAAACCAAGCGATTTTCTTCTGGAGTTGGACCATAAATCTTTTGACCTGGTACTTCATCATTAAATAGCACAATTCTATCTTCTGGGAAGTAAGATTGAGTTGTAAGATTGCCCTTATCATCTTCTGTACGATATTTTCCATCATAAGCACGAATAACTGGCAATCCTTGTGCAGTCATCCATTGGTCTAAATCTGATTGACCGACTACACGACCGGTATCTTTACCAAAAATAGCTTCTTTAATTTCAGTACTACGCATTAATATTCGAAGCACCTTTTTAGAAGTTAAGGCTCTTGTAGGAGTGATATCTAATTTATCAGACCAATCTTGCAAGTTTTCAATAATAGATGCACCATCCTTATCCCAGGTACTGGTTCCTGTTAGTGATGTTTGATGTTTCTTAGGCACACCATAATCAATAGAGATACCATTTGCGTTATCAGTAATCTTACCAGTAGCAAACATTTCCATTGTCATCTTTTCGCCACGAGCTTTTACAGCTTGAACCATAGCGTCAATGTCATCAAAAACGTATTGCTTTAAGTAATTTTCTTCAGCAGTATTACGTGGTGCTTGAAGCTTAATTAACATTTCTTCAGTAAGTTGCATTTTACGCTTTACGTATGCTAATTCAGCAGTCATCTTGCTTGCATCACGACTTCCAATTTCAGCTTCACTATCAAATGCTGAAATATTAGCAATAGTTGGTACTCGACTGCCTGCCTTTAAAATATCTACTTCAAGAGTTGGTACTTTAACAGCTGGAAATAAAGTATCACCTAACATATCTGGATATTGACGATTGCGAGTATAGTCAAGAACAGTACTTTGACTAAACATATCAAGAATTGGTGTAGCAAATCGTTGTAAATCTAATTTTAACTTTTGATCTTTCATTTATTTAATCCTTTCTTTTATTGAGCCCTATGTGTATCATCAGTTGATGGCGTTGCCTTTGTTTCTAAGTCTTTAAAATGAATTGCAGTCATTGCTTTAATTGCGTCAGCTGTTGGTACTGGATCAAGACGTTGACTTAAGACCCAACCTTCACGCATTACTGCAACCATTTGATTAGTATCACCATCTGTCACATAAACGTCATTAATAGTAATACCAATTGCTTTAGCATCATTAGTTGGATATACAGTACCAGCTGGAATATACTTTCGACCTAGATCGTCAGTTTTTACATTGTAATTATCTTTGTTAACTGTTTCTGGGAAAGCAGTAAATTTTTCAGAAGCAAGAAAATTTAATTGCTTACCATTTTGAAATTGTGTGTACATATTTTTTCCTTTCTAATTCCAAAAATCATTTTTTACTTTTTGAGATTCATTAGCTCTTTCAGCAAAGATTTCTCCAGTAGTTTTGTTAGTTTGAGTATTGTCTGAAATCTTTGGTGGTTTTGCACCTTGAGCTAATCGAGTTTCAACCGCATCATGAACAGCACTTCTAAAAACTTCACTAACTTTTTGATAAGTATCTGTCATTTTATCCTTATCAGTTAGAACATCGTCAAAAACATCCACTAGCTCTGCCGGCAAGCCATCTGTAATTAACTGCGTTGCCAATTTACTCTTGTTTTCACGCTTAGTTACATCAGCTTCTCTGTCTAGCAAAGCTTGCTCACGTTGCTTAAATTCATATTCTTGTCGTTCTTCTGGAGACATCTTTTTAAGATCTTTAGCTTTTTGAGCTTTATCATTTTGCTCTTTCTCCCACTTAGAGCGAGCTGTATCTAAAGCCTTAGCCAATTTCTTATCTACAAAAGAATCCAATTCTGATTGAGTATTAAAGGTTTTAAAAGGTTGTTCATCAGTTGGACTATCATCTTTTACATTGTCTTGTGTATTGTTGTCATCACCTCCCTCACCTTGTCCTTCATCAGCAAATCGTTGTAAATCAAGTTTTAATAAACCTTCATAAAATTTATTTTCCATAATTATTCCTTTCTACCCATGCACACTTGCGAAAAAAACTGCATGAAAAAAGCCACCCCATATTTTCTACACGGCGACTTCAAGATATGCAGTAACAAATCCACATACGTATCTTTAGTTTTCAAGGCAGTTTTATGACTTGCCTAGGTCTACGAATTACTTTTTTACCGGTTTATTACTAGCACTTCTAGCATTACCTAAATAAATTACTGGAACTGTACGGCAAAAGGGATGCAATGGTGGAACGTTCTTACCAAATACTGCATCTTTAACATTGTAGACATTTCCATTTATTGATCTGCATATCTTACTAGTACGACTATCAATAACTGCTAGCAGTTGATATTGCTTAACTCCACGTTTACGCCAATTATCTAATTTAATTTTAGAATAAAAGAAATTAGCTTCAGTCCTAATCAAGCGACTAGCATAGAACTTGCCAACATTGAATTCTTGTTCAATTCGCTTAATCATTTCACGTTCAGGAAGATTACTCAATTCTTTAACTGTAAATAATTCTTGCAATCTTTCGGCTAATTTATCAGTATTCCCCCAGATACGTGATGAAAAGTTCTTCCCTTTCCAGCGAGTTTCTAATGCTTTTTCAACATAGCGGTTAGGAATTTCAGTAATCTTACTCTTGGGAATATCTTTATCCATTGGAACAGTAGCTACTTCTTTACCAGTATCAGGATTTTTAACGACTATTTTGTCCTGCTCAACTTCTACAGAGTGAGGAGAGTGCAAAGTGTAATCCTTAGTAGTGTCATAAACAGCACTTTGTTTCTCTGCTTCTGACCAGGCACGCTTCATTATGTCAGTATGCAATTTAACATTTTGATCTAGTTCAGTTGCACCAGCTGACTTTGCAGCAATGTATGCTTTAAGTTGCATTTCCTCAAGTCGTGTAATTCTGCTCTTAGCTGCAAGTCTACCTAAGTAATTATCAACTGCTTGTCTACTTTCCTTGTCAGTAATACTCGACGATAAGGCTTTAAGAGTAACCAATTCAGAAGGAGAAATGTGCGAAGACATGATAGTTGCAACTTCGTCTTTAGTAATATCTGCATAAAAATAGCGACGATAGGTCTTTTTAACCTCGTCGCTCAAGTATGATTGTGCTTTTTGATATGCATTATTAATTATTTTTAATCTTTTAGTTGCTTCATCTTGATTTCTTTGCTCATCTTGTAAATCACGTAATTGCCAATAGGTAAACTTCTTCTTGTTAACTTTCATAGAACATCAACACCAAGAAATGTATTGTCCGTATTGGTCAATTAATTGGTTTACTGTATTTTCAAATGCACTTAATAGTATCTTATTTTCAACGCTTTTGGGATCTGAAAATACAGCAGTCAGCAAACCATCTTTATCAATTACATTTACTTTCGTGCAATTATTTACGGTATGAGTAATAAGCGTAGAAAATGAAGCACAAACAATATCAGAACCCTTAACACTATACTGTGCGTGTCCGGTGACTCTGATTATTGTTTGATCCGGTTTCTTTATCATTCTCACTCGAATCATCTTGCTCATCCTCCAATTCTAAACGATCTGGATCTTGCCCACGTAACGCTTCTTGATTCTTTTTAATAGTTTCAGCATCTTGCTGATTCATTTCATCAATGACATCTTGAGGATTATCAACATCAGGAAGCCAACTATAAGTATATTTTCTAGGAATTATTCCATCCGCATTTTTAACGTTATTAACTACATCAGACAAGTTAGAAGGAATATTAGCTACAAGCGAGATCTTACATCCACTAGCATCATCACTAGCACCCTTGATATTTACAATAGTTTGAATTAGTTTCAATCTTCGGCGTAAGCCATCAAAGAAATATCTCTGTTTAATTGATAGCAAGTTTTCTAAGCCAAATAGTTT